GATAATCATCCGTAGATGGTTATCCCGGTTCTCCGTCAGGAGTGACCGGACCAGTTAAGGACTCATGTGAGATGTGATGTTGTTACATCTTCACTAGATTCCAAAAGAGGGCCTTACAAGCACCGCGAATCATTTCGCTGTCCTCACAAGACACTAACTGGTAAACAGGCTTGAGTGCAACCAGAGGTGGGACTTTCGTAAGGTCACCACCCTGCAAGAACTCGCGCCACGCCTTGTTCCTTCGGACGATCCGAAGAAATGAGTGGTATTCCCTCCAAGGGAACTCCGTCATTTCAAGATCTTTCTCAGTCGAACTATCGAGGAGAGAGTCTTTGAGACTCTGTTCGAAAGTTCTTCTGCGGTTCGCCGTCGAAACATCCGAGATCAGTATACCTTTCAGTCTTTTCGCAAGGACTGAAGGCACTGAAATACCGACCATTCCGTCGCCACATGGAGCACAAGTAGATTTTATCTTCTTATGAGCCATGAAGGCGTAAATCTCTCGATTCGTACGCGTGTTCGTCTTCATCACCGGGTAGTCTTCGGTTTTACCGAGGCCTCCCCATTGATGAGAAACATCGATGGACTGAGGGGTCTTCTTCAAGACCTCTTTAGCGTACTTGACAACAGTTGCTTTCGAAAAGCCGAACTCTGATGCCAAACTGAGACTTCCGAGTTGGGGATTTCCACAGACTGTGAATCTCCCGGTTCTCTGAAGGACCAGTTTTCCACTTCGTTTGACTGTCAAAAGCTGAGAGTTGATAGAGCCGAACTCGTGACTATGGTAGCACTTTCCAATCGATGGAATGAGACCCATAGATGTCGTGATCCTTTTCCAGGCGTTGACCTTGCGGTCCATTGCCTCCCTGAAAAGAATATCATCACCATTGATGAAGCAGCGGACTTCATGAAGTTCTTGTCTTCGTAAACAGGCCACTGTAGCTGCATTTGCAACACAGAGGACGGGAAACGAGAGCAGTGAACCCATGAGTTGTCCACGTGTCTGGATGACATCATCAACACCGGTCCACTTAGGATAAGTGATACGGTGCCGACCTGCTTCCCAACGGATGTAGTGACAGAGCGACTCATGGTCCTTAAAGACCTTGATTAACTCGGCAACTAC